GCGCCGTACTTGTCCAGCAGGATCGCGCTCAAGTCAGTGAATGTCGTAGTTGCCATCTGGCCACTCCTGTAGTTTGCGTCCTGCTGTCAGGACAGTTAGAAACGCACGCCACGCACCGCCCGAGCGAACGCGGCTTCCGCGCTCTTCCAGTCGGTCGGCTGTGTCGTGCCGGGTGAGTTCATGTCAGTTCGTTTCACCGGTGGTGCCGGTGCTTTGGCCTCGTCGGCCTTGGGTGAGATCTTGCCGGCCTTCATGAGCGCCGTGTAAATTTTCGCCTGGGCGATCATGTCGTCGCCTGCCAGCGCCTCGACCAGTGCGCGATCGTCGTCGCCTAGCGTGTCGAGATCGGCAGTGATTCGGGCCTTCAGCGCTTCCTCGGCTGGGTGTGGCTCGCTCGCGGGCTCGGCTGTTTCAACGGGTGCGGGCTCGGGTTGCGCCGGTTGGAGTCGTTCCAGTGCTGCTGCGACTGCTGCTGTGATCCGGGCGTCCAGGTCCTCGGGTGTTGCCTCGGTGGCTTCGGTAGCTTCGGGCTGCTGGGCCTTTGTGGCCTGCTCGATAGCCTGCTCAATCGGTGTGGCCTCGACTGCGGGTGCTTCGGTAGCTTCGGGTGCTGCGGGTGCCTCGATGGCTGGGGACGTTTCCATCAGGTTCTCCTCTTTAGGGCTCGGGTGAGTGCGTCTGCCTGCACCGCTCGGAGCGTTCGCAGGTCGCGGGGTGAGACGCCAAACCAGGGCGAGATCCGCTGGTTCTGGCGGGCTTTCCTCTGGCTGGCTACGTCAGCAAATCGGATCACGACAGTGACACCAGTCTCGCTGGCGTTCAGCTCTTGGGTAAGTGAGCCCAGCATCCTGCCTGAGTAGGTGAGGTCGCGGTTGTCGACCTGTCGACCTGTCGCTGCCCGCTCGATTCGGTAGCTAGGGCTGTAGGGTGGCATCTTCTGGTCGTAGACGCCGAGCCCCTGGGCCACTCGCTGTCGCAGGTTTACGATCTGGGCCTGCCCGATCGCCTGCCCTACCTCGAGCGCGACGACGCTGAGGCGACTGTCGACGATCTGCTTGAGTTTGCTGCTGAGTGCCATTAGCCCCTCCTCGCTGCGCCCCAGGCGGCATCGTTGTAGTCGCTGGCGGTGGCCAGGGTGAGCCCCTGCTCACGCACGATCGACTCGTTTACGGGGATCAGGCTGTGGCGACAGTTGTAGCCGCCACAGTAGACAGTAGGGTTAAGCCCCTGGGCGTTCGGTGTGTTGGCGAGCGCTGACTCTTCCACCACGAGCCCGGCCAGTGCGGCACAGTAGGGCCTCGCGGCTGCGTCGTCTGGCCCTGCGTACAAGTAGAGGATTGCGCCTGACTCGGTGACGAGCTGCGCGGCTTGCTTCGACACCTGGCGCTGTATGCCAGCTAGCCCGGTGTTGACGAGCGTGTTGATTTGGGGCACAGGAAGCAGCGCTGTGAGCGCCTGCTTCGAGATTTGGCCTGTCTGGTACAGCCTGAGTCCTGTGCGTAGGTTTGGCTCTGCTAGGCCAGCGAGGTGAGCCAGTGACCGCTGGGCGAACGACTGGCCCACGAGCACAGCCCGTCGACTGATCGGGCCAGTCAGGGCAGCGTCGATCTGGTAGGCTGAGCCGAACGCGGACAGCGTCTGATCGGCGGCACGTTTTAGCGTGCGGGTGGCGGCTGTGTAGATACCGCCAGCACGGAACGCCTCCACAAGAGACGCTCCACTGAGGAGGGCATCGAGCACTGCCGAGACGCGCCGTCCAGATAGGGCGAACGCGCCGGTGGTTAGAATCCTGTCGAGGACGCCTGGACTAATCATACGCCCTCCTCCAAGTCGAGCGGGATCTCAAAGGAGGGCTGTGCTGCCGACTCCTCGAGGATCTCGAGCTCAATCTGCTCAATCTGCTGCTCGCTGCGGTCCGTCATCCGAAGCGCTTCGGAGCGGCTGACAATGCCGGCGCTGTACTGCTGGGTTGCGAGGTTGGACAGCTCCGCTGGATCGCGTCCGGGTCCTAGCTCGGGGTAGGTGATTTGGAGTGAGCCATCGGGCATAGCCGGGCCACCTTCGAGTGGCACAGTCACGGCAGCGACGCGCCACATCTCACGCTCCCACAGTCGCCATAGCTGGCGCTGCTGCTCCCACTGTTCCTGGAGCCCGTAGAGTTTCAGCTTGAGGGCGTAGCCACTCTGGGCTTGCTCGGTGCCGCGTGCCACTTCCGGTTTGATCCCGTACAGTTGGAGGATCGACTCGACCTTGGTGAGAAGGGCGTCCAGGTAGGCGGTGAGGTTCGCTTGCATGTCGAGAACCTGGGCTGACGCCGTCGGCCCTGACAGCAAAAGCGTGGAGCTCGGATCGCTTGCTAGCTTCGCCGTCTTCGAGCGGTCAGAGCCCTCGGTGCGGATGGCGAGCTGTTTAAACGACTGTAGGTGTCTGAGGTGGTGCCAGTCCGTCATGGCGACGCCGAGCTGTAGCGTGGCCTGGTGGAGCCCCTCAGCCTCGTGCCAGTGCCAGAACGTAGCGCTGGGATACTGAGCGTGCGAGCAGACGTAGGGGATCACACCGTAAGGGTTGGCCCGCTCCTCGTTCGGTGTGCGGATCGTCCAGTCGCGGTTGAGCTCGTAGTGCTCGTCCCGCGTCCACACTGTGAACCCGATTACGTCACCCCGGCTGTTGGTGTCGCTGATCACGACAGCCTTCAGTTTCAGCCTGTCGAGTTGGTCGGGCACTGCCAGGAATCTGTCAGCCGGCACCACGTCCAGGAGGAGGCGGTCGCCAGCCCAGAACGGCCGTACGAGCGCCTCGCCCTGGTAGAACGTCAGTTTGCACGCGAGGTCGAGAGCAAGATCAACCTCGGCCATTGGAGCCAGGAGTGTGTCGCCGATCATCCGGTGGACTGGGCGACTGTAGATTGCTGCGATCGTGTCTGTCGCCCAGCGGAGAATGTTCATGCTGGTATCGGCACGGCTCAGCAGCTTGTCGGCGTTCTGCGGCAGGAACTGCTTGAGCACCTCATCACGAAGCTGCTCGTACCAGTCGTGCTGGTACACCTCACGCCTAGCGAGGCACTTGGTCCGGCGCTTCCTGCTGTAGCCCCATTCCTTCCGTAGATAGTCAAGATCCAGTGGCATCAGAACACCTCTATCCCTCTGCCCACTGGGGCGATTAGATGGTTGACGCCGTAGCGCAGACAGTCGAGGACGTGATCGAGTTCCCCGTCTTTCCGGTAGGTGCGGCCCTCGCGCTTCTCGTCTTTCTCAGCCCGAGCGAACGCCCGGACGATGCCGCGAGGACTGGCCGATTTCTCCGACAGGTGCGAGTCAATGTACAGTTTCGGCGAGCCCTCCACAGGACGGAGAAGCGCCCGGAGGTGCTCAGTGCCGACACCAACGCTCCGCATGACTGGATCGTGGCTGTACTCGACACGGAAGCCCGCGCCCTCGAGCACCTCCACGTCTCGACGTCCCGTCTGTATGTCGCGGTTTGCCCCGGCTGGGTCGATGTACGCGACACCAGGAAGCCAACCCCGGCGCTGTAGGTCGTATCGGATTTCCCAGGCGAGCTGATAGGTGGGGCAGTCGTTCGGCAGGAACTCACCGACGATGTGGATGCACTCGGTGTTATCGCCGTGGATCGGACAGCGGCTGTCACGGTTGAACCCTTGCAGGTAGACGACAGCGGGCCTCCTCACACCGAGGTCGATCGCGAGATCCACAGTAGCGTTCGTGCCGGGTGTCAGGCCAGGGCAACAGTGGATCGCGGTGTCGAACTCGGGGAACACTTGCCCTTCACCGATGCCCCACTCACCGCCAGCGTATTGACGGTAGAGCGCTTCGGAGTAGGAGCGCCTGAGCGCTGCGTCGTACTCGGCTGGAAGGTAGGGGTTGTCGGCTGTGCTGGCGTTGTGGTCGGCGTAGCCAGTTTTGGCCTCACCCCACACGTCGTACAGCCAGTTCATCGACGGGGTTGAAGTAACGACGATCGAACGGTGCTGAGCTGACGGAGCACGAACGCGAGCTATGAGAATCTGCCACGCCTCGCGGGACCAGTAGCGGCCCTCGTCACCCCACGCCCACGCGAGGTTTGCGCCTTCAAGCGTGTCAGGGCGGTCGGCGCTGCCGTAGTACACTCGAGAGCCGTTCACCAGTTGGAGGTAGCGTTCGGATTTGGCCTGGCGTGCGAGGAGTGGCTTGGGTAGGAGTTGGACAAACGTCCGAAGCGTGGTGCGGTGTAGGATGCCCCAGGTAGGAGCGACGATTAGCCCGTCGCATTGTGGGTTGGCGATGGCGAGCCGGATCGACTCGGCGGCACCGGCTAGAGTTTTCCCAGAGCCGACGCCACCACGGAGCAGCCGATAGGGCGTGCGGTCGTCGTGGAAGCGTCGCTGGTGGGGGAGAGGCTTATAGGGGATCGTGCAGTTGAGCACGGGCCTGGGTTGGAGTTGGGGTGCTGCGCTACTCATCGAACGACACCACGATCTGGGAGACGGTTGGCGTCTGGTCCTGCGGCTGTAGTCGCTGAATCGCAGCGGTGAGAGAGTTGAGGGCTTTCGTGAGGTCAGCCATTTCCTGGGCGTCGTCCAGGCTGGCGTCAACCTTAGAAATCGCTTTGAGGCTCGCGCGCTTAGCTCGTGTGACGATCTGCGTCGTGAGGTCGGCTGTCTGCTGCTGGGCTTGGCTGGCGATCCAGACGTCGAAGGCGGCAGCTCGGGCCACCCAGTCATGTTGTCGGCTCCACTCTTGCCAGTGCCGAGGTCTTGCCGATTTTTTGCCGATGTCGTGGATCTGCTGATAGGCCAGATCGATCGAGCGCTGAGAGCCCAGGTGCAGGTATGCACAGAAAGCCTCGAAGGCTTTGGCCGTCTCGCCGTCTTGCCTGTGCCACTCACGCTGTCCCATGTCATGTGCCCTGTACCCTATGCTGGTAGGGTATACGTTGCACACCACAGCATGTGGCGTCAAGTTTTTTTTAGCCTGGGCTAAAACTGGAACGTGTGTTGGTCACGTGGGCTTGGTCTGCGCTCGAGGTCGTAACGGACGTACCATCCGAAGGTGCGGTCCTCCCACACCACGAGGTAACGCGGGATCGTGGGGCAGCGAGATCGGCGCGGTGCTTTCGGAGTGAACGTCTCCTGGACAACGCCGTTCAGACACTTGCCACCCGGAGTGAACGGACGCCGCGAGCGCACACGATCGCCAGGCTGAAACGCCTCGGATTGCTGACGCTGGAACAGGTACTCGGCGATCATGAGCCACCTCCAAAGAGCGAGAGCTGACCGGGCAGCACGTCCGGGGCTTTTTTGGCTGGGCGGTTGGCTGGCCGCTGTGACCAGTGCGCGATGCGAGCCTGTGCGATCTCGAGATACTCGGGCTCGCGCTCGATGCCGACGAAGTCAAACCCTTCCAGAGCGGCTGCGATGCCCGTGGTGCCGCTGCCCATAAACGGGTCAAGCACGGTGCTTCCTGGTGGGGTGACGAGTCGGACGAGGTAGCGCATCAGGGCGATCGGCTTCACGGTCGGGTGTATGTTTCGGCGCGGTGTCTGATCTCGCTGGTAGGCGGTGTCGTTGGGTGCAGTGCGTCCGTCGCTGACAGTCGCAGGCTCTCGATGTTTTAAGCCTGCCGATCGCTCGGCCTGGGAGGCCTTGGCGCAGTAGAAGAACCGGGCCGCGCTGCCGCCGTTGTCGTTATGACCTCTCAGGCTGTTGCTTGATTCGTTGCGCCCGCTGCCTTCGATCTCCGAGAACGGAGATCGACCCATAGTCCCCTTCATTCTAGCTCGCCCCTTCTCCGCCGCAGGGAACATCCGCACCACCTCGTCGCTGCCGTCGTGGATCAGGTTGGCAGGCCATCGGCCAGACACTGACCCCACCCGGCACCCGTCCACGTTGATCGCGCCGGTGCCGAACTGCTGAACGTTGGCTGCGACAGTGCCGATCAGCGGCTTACGTGCCACGGTGATTGGCTCGAGCGCAGGCTTTAGGGCAGTGCCCCAGCCCTCCCACTGTTTCGCGGCTTCGGTGGCGGGGGCGGTGATGTCCCATGTTTCATAGACGGTAGTGGCTCCCATCATTGGCAACGCCGACTTTCCAGCGGTGCTGCGTGCCTTAGTGTCTGACCCCACCACCTCGCGCTCCTGCCAAGCCTTGCCCGGTTGCCCTTTGGGGGTGTTGAGCGTGTAGATCAATTCGCGGATGTCGTCGGGCACGTCGCTAAGCGTCACACCAAGGATTTGGAGGAGTGGCGGGATCTGCTCTATCGTTGGGACACTCGGCTGACTGCCCGAACTGGTCCAATGGCCAGCCATGCCATTGAAGCCGAACGCAAGATCGATCTCGCGATTGGTGACGTTGGCCGCGTCACGCGTACGCCGTATCCACTCGGTGACGCGATAAACCTGGGCTTGGTCGTGTCGCTGCCGGTCGATCGCCTTCGACACGTCAAGCGACTTTGGGAAGCCGGATCCGTACACCCACGCGATCATGTCTCGGATCTCGAAGCCCGCGTCCTCGATGTTTACGCACATCCGGTGTTGGGTTCGAGTCCCAGCGAACGCCAGTAGGTGCCCGCCCGGTTTCAGAACGCGGAACACCTCGCGCCACAGGTCTACGCTTGGAACGTCGTAGTCCCAGCGTTTACCCATGAACGCAAGCCCGTACGGTGGATCAGTCACCACGGAGTCGATCGACTCAGCAGGCAGCGATTGCAGCACATGCAGGCTGTCGCCTAGTAGTAGCCTCATGGCAGCACCGCGATCACGAGCGTGAACAGCACGATCGTAGCCACGAGGACGAACGCGAGAGCGATCAGGAAAATCGCTGCTGTCGTCTCACTCAGTCGGTTCACTGTCGGCCTCCTCTGTCTCAGTGTGCCGCATGTTAAACGCGGCCAGCCTGAGCTTGGTCGCCGCGTAGTACAACTGCCTGTGCTCTAAGAGAAACTTCGTTTCGTCGACCTCCTCTAGCAGCGCTAACACC